GACTTCATCGCCTCTGCCACCTTTGCAACTTCTACTGCTGAGATACCAAGGTCTGATGCAAGTTCTTGCTTTGCTTCTTGAGTCAAAGACTTAAGGGTCTGGCTTACTGCTGCTGTCTGCTCTGGAGAAAGTTTAACTAACTTATTATCCTTGCTTGTAAGGTTAGCAATAACTCCAGATAGATCTTCTGCTGTTCCGCTACCCTTTTCTGGAATGAGTGCTGCTAACTCTGCATCCTTGATGACTGGATCAATATTTTCTGCTGGCTTAAAGTCTGGTCTTGGAAGTGGCTTAGGCTCTGGAGATGGCTCAATAGTAGGTTCTGGAGTAGGTTCTGGCTTTGGTTCAGGACTTGGGGCTGGTGTAGGCTTAGGTTCTTCTGGCTTTGTTGGCTCAGGCTTTGGCTCTTCCTTTGGTGGTTCTGGTTTAGGGTCAATTGGCTTTGTTGGCTCAGGCTTTGGCTCTTCTGTGGCAGTAGGATTAGTTGGCTTTGGCTCAGGCTTATCTGTTGGTGGTGGAGAAGGCTTTGGCTTCTCTGGTTCAATAGTTGGCTTTGGTTCTGGAGATGGCTCTGGCTTAGGCTGGTTTGCTGCAGCAGCAGCGGCTGCTTGGGCAATTGCTCTTTGAATTTCTCTCTGCATTTGCTCATCATAGTAACGCCATGCGTCATCAATTGCACTATTTAAATCATTGATAGCATTATCAAAATTATTTATAGCATTATTTTTTTCAGATAAAGCATCTGCAGTATCATTTACTGCGTTGTCGTATTCAGATTCTTTGTTTGTTAAGGTTTGGTTTAATGAGTTTAGTTCTGAAACAGCCTGATTATATACACTCAGTTTGTCATTATATTCTGACAAAGCATTATTATAGTCTTGTTGTGCTGCATTCTTGGTAGCAAGTGCTTGATCATAAGCATTTAATTGTGCCTGTGTTGGTCCAGAACCAGAAGAAAATGTTCCAAGATTACAACTAAATCCTACTCCCCAACCTGCAGTATAGTCACAACCTGCCCCAGTCCATCCTCCAGGAATTGCCCATCCAAGATGATAGTTTCCTGGCCCTCCACCGTTGTACCACCAGATCTCTACATCAAATGTTTTGTCTGTGGTTACATCATATACAGGAGAATATTGACTCCAAGTAGTGCCCTGCTCTTGCCAGTTATTAATAGCAAGTTGTCCATTGATATACATTCTAAAACCATCATCTGTAAGTCCTGCAAAATATGTTGTTTCCCAATGATCTGGTACAGTAATTCTTCCAGTAAATTTAACTATAAAGTTTTCATATCTTCCGCATACTGGAAGTTGCATAGAATTTGAGTTCCAAATACCAGAACAAATAACAGAATCTGGCACTGCTATGCTTGGCCAAACCCTTGCTAAGTTGTATACAGTATATTGAAGTCCTGCTCCACCAGAAGATTGAATATTGGTTTGGGCTGTTTGAAGATTGATGTTGGCTATGTTGAGATCATCCTGTGCATCATTCTTATCTTGAAAAGCGCTGTCCCTATTATCAAGGGCAAGGGCTACTGTGGCTGTCTGACCATCTACATTTGACTGGGCAAGTTCTACCTCTTCTAATGCTAGTTCTTCTGCCTCTACTGCATCCTCATAGGCTTCGTAGGCATCATCTCTTACATCCCCCAGGTTTTTGGCATAGGAAAACTTGTTCTCTGCTATGTCAATCATATTGATTAGACCATCTTTGTAGTCTAATTTATCTACTGCGCTATTGAGGTTTTGAATCTGTTGGGCTGCAACAGTTAATGGGTCGTCAGAGTTAGCCTCTGTAGGTGCTATAAAAAGCCAAGCAAAGGAAAGAGTAAAGACTGTAAATATACGCAAGAGTTTTTTCAAGTGGTGGGTTCTCCTCTTGCCTATTATATCAAATTATTCAGTTAGACATATAAAAAAAAAGAAAGGGAGCCAGTTTCCTGACTCCCAATCTGTTTAAGTATTAATTACTTAAGTACGGCTACCTTTGCCTTTGGATTCTTCTTATTCCACTGAATAGCCAACTTGTTGAATGCAGCCTTTACAGACTTAAGTGCTGTTGCATTATCTGCAGTCAACTTAGCAATAGTTGCATCGTATGCAGCCTTTACATCAGCAAGTGCCTTATCTGAAGCAACCTTTGCATCAGCGAGAGCCTTTGCAGAAGCAGCCTTCTCTGCTGCAAGTGCAGCATCTGCTGTAGCCTTAGCCTCAGCAGCAGCCTTTACATCAGCAGCCTTAGTTGCATCGTGTGCAGCCTTTTCAGCAGCCAGTGCAGCAACTGCTGCATCCTTAGCAGCAACCTGTGCAGCAAGTTCTGCTGCTAGATCACGAACTGCGATTTCTGCAAATGGTGCCAATGTACGAGCAGTTAGACCTACTACATCTGCAGATGTTGCATCTGTTGATGTTGTTGGAGCAAACATGATTAGTGAACGTGTTCCAGTTGTTGGAAGTGTTGCAACAAACTTTGCAACTCCAAAATCTGAAAGTGTAGCACCAGTTGTTGCTGTTGATGAATCTAGTGTTGCTGTTGCAGCAAACACTGTTGCAGTAAGAGACTTACCAGAAACTTTATTTCCGAATACGTCTGTTGCTGTAACTAGAATATCCTGCTTTGTGCCAGCAGCACCTGCGGTTGGAGCAGAAACTGATAGATTGTTGATCTTACCAGCAGTACCCTGTACATAGTATGTGAATGTTGTTCCCTGATTGGTAACAGTTACTGTTCCGATTGCTGTGGTCTTTGTGTATACCCAGAATGTTGCAGTTGTTCCTGTACCAGTTGCAATTGTCAATGATGATGATCCTGACGATGCCCCTACTGGAGCAGCAGATGTGTGTAGTGCAGACACAATTGTTGCGTTTGTTGCTACTACAGAAACTGATGTTCCTGTGTCAACTGTTGCTACGAACTTAAGTGCGTCAGCAGCGTCAACTGTATTGTCTGCAGGTACTGGCAATGCAGCAGGTGTAGCAATTGCAGAAGCGGTTGTATTAGCCGTTCCAGCAAGATCTACAGCAACTGTCATTACAGCAGCACTTGCAGGTGTTGCTACCATTGTGCCCAAAGTCATGGCTGCAACCATGGCTAGTGCGATTTTCTTGAATGAATTCATTCTTTCTCCTTGTTAGTTTCATCTGGTCCAATGACCAGAAAGTTAAATTAAATTAAAGCCATCTAAAAAATCCCTAACATCGTCAGGCATTTTCCGATTATCTAATTCTACCATACCCTTGTCTTTATCTGCAAATCGTGCTGAAGAAGACCAAGTATGGACATCTATCTCAGTATTATTATTCTTTGGTGTGTGGGATATTGCTCCAAATACCGCACCAGTTACGGCATCTGCCAAGTCCTTAGATTTCTTACGTGGGTGGTCTACACGATTACCCTTCATAATTTTAAGTTCTGACATCTCTTCTAATAAGATAGGTATTCTTGGGATAGATACACGCTCTTCATAAATCATCATAGCCAAGTCTTCATAGTGCTTTTTAGCAACAGAGACTGTTTCTGTTCTGATACCAACGGCCTGTAATTCATTTTGAATATCAAATGATTGCCAACGGTCAAAAGAAACCATTCCAATATTAAAGCCTTGTCTACGTAAATTCATAATCCATTGCTTAACCTCAGATAGATTAACTGGTCCTTCTGCTCTTGGTTCCCACCATGCAACTGCATCTACTACAACTATTGGTGCTACCTGCTCATAATCTTTAATTACCTGAATGTTTACCCACTTATCTACGTGAGCAATTGCTACAGCACACTTGTCATGCTTTTGTGCAAGGTCAGCATGAATATAGTATGTTTTATCTGGATCTGGTGTAAATGTTTCATCAAACCTTCTAAATGAATCTAGTGGGTTTCTTGTGTTCATACACTTCTCAACTTTGTCAATCTGCTTAAAGAAAGCGTCAGATGAATATGTGGGCATACAAGCAAAACGCATCATAGCATCACCAAGATCAGTATAGAATGCTAGTTTAAAGTCTTCTATCTTACGGGTAGGATTTACTTCCCATGTAGGTCTTTTAAATGCATATACCC